CTAGACGGTCTTCAACTGTTCAGCGCGCAGCTCGCCAATCGCGTCCGCCACATCGTCCAATCGTTCCGGCCAGAGAGCCGTGTATGTGTTCAGCGTGATGCTGGGTGAGGAGTGGCCGAGCTGCATCTGTAGGGTCTTCACATCCGCGCCTTGAGCAATCGCAAAGCTCGCATAGCTATGCCTCAAACTATGGATGGTCACGCCCTCGTCCTCCATGCCGGCCAGTCGGACGGCCTTTCGCCAGACACGCGTCCGCCACGTGTTCGTCCACAGGTTCCCGCCTCTTGCCGCGCGGAACAGCCAGTCGTCGTCGCCCATGCCCTCCATCTGCCGTTCGATGGACGGTATAAGGAATCTGGGTATGGCGATGCTGCGCGGTTTGCCGTTCTTCGGCGTGCCCAGCACAAGCCTGCCTTTGCCGTCGTCGGTCCAAGTGCGGCGGATGCGCGCCCTGCGTGATTCCACATCCACGTCGCCGCATTTGAGTGCCAGCGTCTCGCCAATGCGGGCACCGGTGTATGCCTGCCAGCGGACGATCAGCCCGTCTACCGGCCGTCCTGCCCGTTCGGCCATGCCGGCCAGCAACTCCACCTCCTCGACGGTAAGGAACACCATGTCGTCATCGGATTGCGTGATGCGCGGCACGGTGACCTTTTCAATGGGGTTCTCTCCGATCCAGCCGTGCTCCAAGGCGAATTCCATGACACCGCCCATGACGACCTTGACGATGTTGCGGATGCTGCGTGGACTCAATGGCTTCGATTCGCGATCGTCCTGCAGTTCGGCGGGATACCCGCCTTCGGTGAGCTGCGTGACCCACTGTTGCAGTTCGTCGCGTTGGATTTCCCTCAGTGTGCGATCGCCCCACTTGGGGTTGATATAAACGCGCAATTCGCGGCGGTATCTGCCCAAAGTGCCCTGTTTGATATCCATCTTGCCGTCCGTCCATTCGGAGGCAACGTCCCGGAAGATGCGTAGTTCCTGCTGCGGGTCGCGGTATTTGCCGCGTCTGATGTCGTCCTCGATGGCCGCTGCGTATTCCTCAGCGTCACGGAGCTTGGCGAAGTTCCGTGATTTCTGGACGCGTTTGCCGTCTCGAAGCGTGTACCAGCGGCATCTCCACCGTGAGCCTTGGCCGTACAGCGCGGACCGCCATTTGCCGGGCACATTGGCTTTCATCGGATCCTTCGCATTGGCCAGCGACTGTTTCGCGGCCCTGCTGGGCGGGTTGCCGTCCTCGTCGTTTTTGAGCCATCTGTCGTCTACGAACGCTCTGGCCATGGTTGTCTCTTTCCGAGGATCCGCGCTACACTGTGCGTGGAACCTCATTTTGGTGAAAACGGAAATGCTGATTGTTGGTTCCTTGGGTTCCGTCCGACTGTGTTCGGGCGGGACCCTTTTTTGTTTCCCGTCGCGGTATGTGGACGCTGAGCTTCTTTTATTGCACGCACACGCCGGAATCGTACAACAGCTGCCGATAGTCCGACAGTACTTGGATGGTGACGCCCAATTCCACGGCCATCATCCACGTATTGCCTTCGTATATCTGCTCCACCATGCCATAGTCCACGGGACTGATCAACGCCAGCGCGGTCTCCCTGCGACACCGGCGCTCGCACTTCAACCCATACTGCGTGCCGCATCCCGAATCGTGGTGTTTCGCGTGGATGAGCTCATGGCAGAGGGTGCAGCGGCGCTGGAATCCGGCCAGCCGTTCGTCGAGGATGATGAGGCGGAGCGGATCGTAGTAGATCCCGCACCTGTCTCCGGCCAGCCGGCGTTCCTCCACTCGCACGCCCAGTGTCTTCGACCAGGACGTCAATGTGGCGTCGTTCACCGTCCAGTTCCGTCCAATCCCTTGGCGAACCTGTCGAAATCGCTTTCTCGTGCCGCATCCCACTTGTGGAACTCGTCGAGGGCCTTGCGTCTCATCTGCTCGTGTCCACGGTTGCCTTTGCCTTCCAGCAACGGCATGCCCGACAGGGAGATGTACTGGTCGATCAGCGTGGCGCATTCCTCCATGCTGGTGAGGGTGTGGTTCAGTACTCGTGCCTCCACGAGGTCCAGCAGACCGGTGGTGAGCGTGTTCAACGCCTTCATCTCGCGTTCGTTCAGATAGTTCTTTGCCACGGTCACGTCCGTGGACCGTGGATGTCCTTTCGGAGCGCCCTTCCAAGTAGTCAATCCCATGTTCGGCTTGCCGGCGTCCACACGATCCATGACGATTTCGGCGGCGGTCTGATGGGTGACGGCGTAGTGCATCTTGTTCTGGCAGCTGGCGAAGAAGTCCCTAGCCGTCTGCGAGTTCGGGTCATAGTCGTAGCTGACCTCGCTGAACAGGTCGGTGACCTTCTGCCAGAACCGACGCTCGCTGGTGCGGATGTCGCGGATGCGGTCGAGCAGTTCCTCGAAATAGTCGTCTCCGAACGGTCTGCCGTTCTTGAGCATGTCGTCGTTGAGGGCGAATCCCTTGACGATGTATTCGCGTAGGATGCCGGTGGCCCATTGGCGGAATTGTGTGGCCTGTCTGCTGTTGACGCGGTATCCGACGGCGATGATTGCGTCGAGATTGTAGAAAGAGATTTCTCTTGATACCTGGCGAGAACCTTCTTGTCGAACTATTCGAGATTTCCGAATGGTTGACGTCTCTGTCAGTTCGCCGGATGAGAAGATGTTTTTCAAATGCTCGTTGATGGTCGGCACGGTAACATTGAACAATTCTGCCATTTTCTGCTGTGTGAGCCAGAACGTCTCCCGCCAGTACGTGACTTCGACTGGTACGTTGCGCCCGTCCTCTTGGTAGAGGATTATCCGGCCTTCCTGTGGTTCGTCCGCCATGCTTGTCTCCTTCCGATTCCACAACCATCTTGTTGACGTCAACAAAATGGTCTGTTGTTGATGTTTCCAACGGTTTTGAACTATTCGGTTATTTCTAATAGTTCAATCCGCGTATGACGCGCGCAGACCCAGTTCCTTGGAGCTCCCGCCTTGAGCGGCTTGCTGAGCCTATCGCTCACTGCTTGGCGGTCTTCACCACTGTGGTGGTGCCCATCGCGGTGGTCTCCCAGCTGACGCCGTTCGCCTTGGTGTAGGTGAAGTCCTTGGTGGCGTCCTGCGAGCCGAGCAGGGACGCCTGCATCGCCGCGGTGTCTCCCTGGCTCGTCCACTTCCAGTCGCCGGCCTTGTCGGGCGCATTGTAGGAGCCCTTCCAGTACAGGCTCTTCGTATCGCCGTTGTCGCTGACCCACTGGACGGTGATCGTGTCGGCCGTTATCTCGGCTTCCATCCAGGAATCCGTGCTGCCGGAGTTGGTCTGCTTCCATGTGCCGGTCAGATCCGCAGGCTGTTCTGCCGGCTTCTTCTCTGCCGGCTTCTTCGTCGTCTGCGATTGGCTCGTGCTGCCGGCGTCGGCGGTTTTGGCGTCACTGGCGTTGCCGCATGCGCCAAGCCCGAGAATGAGCAGACCGGCGACGGCCGTTGCGATTGTCTTCCTGTACATGGTTTCCTTCTTTCCTTGGTTGATTTGCATTAAAAATTCAATCTCTTGGCGTTTCCGCTTCGAGTGTCTTGTTCGGATCCTTGTTCGCGGCTACGTCATAGTCCTCCGGGTGCGCGGCGATGCGATCCACCAGATCATCCGTGACCTGGAACTCGCGCTCGCGGGCCTTGTAGGCGCGGGCGGCCTCGATGATTTCGCCGTGGCTCTGCCCGGTGTTTTTCATGGCTTCTTCCAAGCATGCTGATGCTCGTTGATGAAACAGCATGCATAGCGTGACAAATTCTTGAAGCGACGGAGAGCCCATTCGTTCGTGGAAAAGATCATCAAGCCTCGAACGGCTGATGCCCGTCTCTTTTTCCATGGTTCGAAGTGACATGTGGCGTGGATCTTCGTCACGAAGTTCTCTGATGATTTGCATGGAAGCGCGATCCATTTCCGTCCATGCTCTTGGTGTCTTTGCCATAACTACATGCTATTTGTCCTCATTTGGCGACACGCCGTTAACTTCAGCTTGACAAGTGACTTCAAATGAGGACAATAACAGATATGACCTCATTTAAAGACAGAAAACCGGTGGACATAGCCACGAGCGCAGCAGATGAGCTTCGCAGACTCGCTCGTTATGCGGATCGCTCACAGGAGCAACTTGCATCTGAGATGGGTATCAGCAGACAGGCGATGAACACAAAGCTCAACGGTGGTCCTCTCGACCTAACCGAGTTCGTTGCAATCGCGCTGAGCTTGGGGAGAAATCCAAGCGAAGTCCTTCAGAAGGCTGAGCAATCGGCGCTCGCCGAAGCATGAATCGAAAGGAGAATCCGAAATGAGCATCAACATTCCGGCCGAGACACCGGACGAAAGCGACCACCCAATCTCCGTTGAGGAGTTCGAACGCCTGCACCCGGCGATGCTGGGCGCGATAAGGAAAGCCGTCCGCGAGGAACCAGTTCGAACGGTTATCGGAACAGTGGGCGGCGACAGGAGGAGCCACCTGTCCAGCCTTGACCTGCGAGGCATCGGCATCGAGGTCAGACGGCAGTTGTCGGCCCGCGACATGACGACCGAAGTCATGGGCTCGATTCTCGGGCACATCAATCAGGCCGCGGACCGACTAAGCGCGGAGATACAGGAACTCCGTTCAGAACTTATCCGAGAGCACGTCGAGACAGTAGGCGGCGGATGCCATGGAGGCATCCATCGAATCGAATCCCTTGGCGAGGAGGGAAAGACCTTGGCACAGGGCTCTCATCCTCTCGTCGGGATCGGACGTTTCGGCGGCCTTCCCAAACACGGCGCTCGCCTTCGCGAAATCGGATCCATTGCTCATATTCTCACCTCCCTTCTTTGCGTGGGTCTGCTCATTCTCCCACTCGGTAGGAAGGCCCTCAAACGAAACACGTCGGGAAAGCAATCAGCGCTCGCCGACGCATGAATCGAAAGGAGAATCCGAAATGAGGAAGATGAAGAGATCCGATGTCCGCGAATGGATTCCAGGTGAACCGCTTGAACGGGTCGATTTCGGCAACGGTTGCACGGGGATGGATAAGAGCATTCCTAAGGAACCCGGTCAGGTGGGCGATTTCAAGCGTCTCATCTGGAAATGCCGTGCCATTGAAGCGGACGGAGGGCCATGCCTTGATGTGCTTCCATCCGAATATTGGATTGACGACGTGAAGCAGGGCGACTGCTTCGATGTGGTCACCGACGGATCAAGTTACGGCCCATGCAGCTTCGGTGGTGCGTGGACTTATCTCGCTGGCGTTGATACGGGATGGCATCTCGCCCGCAGGGAGCGTCATTCCGGTTTGTGTGCGACCTTGCGTGGCATATTCGATTCGTTGACTCATCGCCACGAGAACGCGACTGATGCAGAACAGTTGGTTACGGCCTCGAAGCCCTCTCGCGAATCTGCTGAACCCTCTTCGAGCTGCGGTTCCACGCCTCCTTCTTTATCTCGGTCAGAGATACACGAATCTTATGACTGCGCGACATGTGGGACGACCGCCACTCAATCTCGAAATCATCGGGAAGCAGCAGCACAGCATTCTCGCCGGTGAAACCGGTATGGCAGATCTGATTCGGCCTTAACCGCTTGGCCAACAGCGGCGTATAGGGGCTTGTTCCCAACGTTGCCTGAGGGGGGATTCGGACGTCATACATCGTCAGAGGCCCAACAAGCCGGAAATACACGATGCTGTTTGACGTGGAATCAAGAAAAGGCTCCAGATCGGTTTTGGACAAATCGTCCCTACGGCGAATGGAGTGGATTTGAAACTGCTGCAGAACGTTCCACGCCAAAGACGCCCCGGCGATGATGGTCGAAGCCCAGCCTGCCGGATCCTCAAGAAAACTACTCACAAACTCGATTCTAAGGAGAATCTAATGAACAATGAAATCCAGAAGTTCGATTTCAAGGGCGCCCCATTGCGTACCCTGACCGATAAGGCGGGGGAGCCCTGGTTCGTCGCCAAGGACGTATGCGCCATCCTCGAAATCAGCAATCCATCCGATGCATTGAAAAGGCTTGACGATGATGAACGGTCTAGGTTCAATCTAGGGCGTCAGGGCGAGACCAATATCGTCAACGAAGCCGGACTGTATGTTCTCGTGCTCGGTTCCCGCAAGCCCGAGGCTCACGAGTTCAAGCGGTGGGTGACGCATGAGGTGCTGCCCCAGATCCGCAAAACCGGCGGCTACATCCCGACGTCCGAGTCGGATTCAGATGAGGACATCATGGCCAGGGCCGTGCTCGTCGCGCAGAAGACCATCGAGCGCAAGAACCAGCAGCTTCAAGCCAAGGACACACAGATCAAGATGTTGGAGCCGAAGGCCCGGTTCGCGGACGCCGTGGCCGCGTCAGACGGCACGTGCCTGGTCGGCGAGCTCGCGAAGATGCTCCGGCAGAACGGGATGGACATCGGCCAGAACAGACTGTTCCGTCTTCTTCAGGCTGACGGGTATCTCGGCAAGTCCGGTTCGAATCGCAACGTGCCGACACAGCGTGCGATGGACCTCGGCCTGTTCCGCATCAAGGAGACCACCGTCACCCATGCGGATGGGCACACCACGGTCAGCCGCACTCCGAAGGTCACGGGCAAGGGGCAGCGCTATTTCATCGACCGGTATTGGGGTCGCGCTCAGCCGTCGTTGGAAGCGGGTGCGTGATGAGTGAGACATGGCTGCCGGCATGCATATCGCTTACTGCTGGCTTGTTCAGTCTTTCCCTGGCTTTGCTTCGGATCCTCGTCGATCTTGATCCGATCGGTTGGATCCTGTCGTTGGGGGAATGTCAAGAGTCCGGGAAAGCGGATGCAGTCGGGGATGTGCAAATAACCATAATCCCAGTCTCGAATGTTCGAACCGGTATCTCGTCAGAGTTGGCAAATGCCGTCTCGTTTCCGGTATCGGATGACGCGGCTGTTCCGGGAGCGACCCATGAATCGAATAGGAACGGAACACGCGGCGCATCAAATGCGTCGGCTGCTTCGTCCAATGGAGGCGTATCGCTATGACATCGGCTTTCTCATCGGCGTGCATGATGATATACGCGCGGTCGGCCGCTTTGAATTGCGCGATGCTGCTCGGAGTCATGAACTCGGTGTTGTCGCCGATGGGTCTCAGGAGCAGGAAATACGCCTTGCATCCAATCCCCTCGATTGAGACGTCGTACGCGTCGCCGTCACCGGAATTGTACACGGAGCAGACGGAATCCGGCTCGGCCTCGTCTCGAGACTCCAACCAGTCAGAAAATCCGGGCACCGTTGAGGAAATCGGTAATTCAGGATTCGTCGAGTGTTCCAGCAGGGTCCAGTCCGCCTGCGGCCTGTTATGCCATGGCCACCAAACGGTCAATCCGGCGCCAAACAGCGAGGCCGCGGCACCGGCCCATGCGGCCAATACGGATCCATCCATTGATTCTTCTCCTAACTGTTCGGCCCGCACGTCGGAAATGCGGGATGACACCGATTTTAGGAGGGGGCCGGGCGGTTCTCCTAACGCCGCCCGGCATCACACACGCAAAGGAGGCGCGTGATGGAAGACGATACGACGTTCGCTGCGCTCGCTGAGGTCCTGAAACCGATGAACACGACGAAGGACATCGCGGACCGTTGCGGCATCAAGGAGGGCACCTTGGCGTACTGGCGTGGTGCGGGAATCGGCCCGAAGTTCGTGAAGGTCGGACGGACCGTCATGTATCCGAAGGAGCCGATGATCGCCTACTTCAAGGAACACCTCTACCAGAGCACATGTGAATACGAGGGAAAGGAGTCGGCATGAAAACGATTCGCAAGGCCTGCGTGCAGGCAGTGTTCGACGAGTTCGAGACCCAGGGCGAACTGGTCCACCCATTCAAGGACGGGGATGTGGAGGCCATGCGGGCGCTCGGCCACATCGTCGGCTACGTCGACCTTGACGTCACCGGAATCGTGGACCTCATCGTCGACACGATCAACAAGGAGCTGTGACATGGGCATCAGACAGGCCGTGAGGCTGAATCCGCCGGCGCCGCCGAAGTCGGGACGCCATGACCCGCATAACGTGCTGCTCGCGTCGAGTGGCTTCTACGTCCGGGTGGACGTGGACGGATTCGCCAGACTCATCGACGGCATCCAGGAGATAACGCTGGCGGAATTCACCGCCGAGGAAAGCAAAGACATCATTCACACACTCATCAACATGATCGGAGGTGCCAGATGAGCATGTTCGCGAATGGCGCGCTGCAGATGCGCGTCCGCAAACACCAGAACGAGACCAGTGACCACCACGCCGAAGTCGAAGTCAGCTTCTTCACTACGGCCGGACGCACCGATTTCACGTTCACGAAGACGGATATCCAATTCATGCGCCGCGAATGCAATCGCATCCTCAAGGAACTGGAGGAAAACAAATGACCGACAACGACTACCGGCTCGAAGACAGACCCGAATCCCAGAAGCGGAAGGAAGGGCGTCCGAACTACGCCTTGCGCCGCATGAAATTCGCGATTGCGGTCATCGGCCTGGTCGTGAGCGTGACGCTCATGCTCACCTGGCGTGATTCGGGGAACATGGCCGGCGCGCTGCTGGTCGAGGGCGTGTATCTCGCCACCGCGTTGTGGCTGGTGGTGCGGTTCGCGTCCAGGGACGACGACTGAGGGGAGTGACCGATGAGGGAGATTCTGCCGCATTGGCATTTCAGTCCGAACGCTCCGGTCAAGGACGTCGACACGAAGAAGATGACGAGTGGTGACAGGGCGGTGGCCGGCGCGTGCCGTCGGGCGATGGAGAGCGAGGCGTGGAAGGAGCTGGTGATTCTGGAATCGGTGGGCGTGCGGTTCACCGGACTGGTGGGCCGGTTCGTGTCCGAGATCGCCATGCCGGTGTTGGAGGTGATGCCTGATGACAGTTTCCATCAGGGAGCGGCCGCGCAGTTGACGCACATGGTGAAGACCAGGGATGGTGGCGAGACCATCCGCATCATCAAGACTCTCGCCGTGAAAGGAAGGTTCTAATGGCTGGTGAGACGATCATCGCGGTGGTGGGCAACCTGACCGCGGATCCGGAGTTGAGGTCGACGAAGAACGGCAGGAGCGTGGCGGGTTTCACGATCGCGTCCACTCCACGCACGTTCGACCGGCAGTCGAATCAGTGGACCGACGGGGACGCGTTGTTCCTCCGCTGCACTGTGTGGGGTGACTTGGCGGAGCATTGCGCCAATAGTCTCGCCAAGGGCATGCGTGTGATCGCCCAGGGCAGGCTGGCGCAGCATTCGTGGGAGGACGAGCAGCATCAGAAGCGTTCTTCCATGGAATTGCAGGTGGACGAGATCGGGCCGAGCTTGCGCTATGCGACCGCGCAGGTGGCCAAGGCGCAGCGGGGTACGGCTGGAGCGTATGGCAATCCGGCTTCCATGCCGGCGGGTTATACGGGAGGAGCCTCCGCTTCGTTGCCTCCGTCGGACCCGTGGGGTCAGCCACAGGACAAATCGGCATCGTTCGGTGATTTCGGCAAGCCGGAATCCGAACCGGATTTCTAAGGATGAATCATGAGCATGGAGAATGTTCGGAAACTGTTGTATCACGAGTACGGGCTTGACCCTTATGAGCTTCGTCTTCTGATGATGGTGGCCGACTGGACCGGCGATGACGGCAAGGGCTTTGCGAAGAGCGCGAAAACCATCGCATCGCAGCTGCATATGTCGGAACGCACCGTGCACAACAAGCTCCGGTCCTTGCGTGAGAAGGGCTTTCTGAGATACGGCAACCAGCACATCGTCGACGATATCGCGCCAAACCGTCGTCCGAAGGTGTATGACATGCACCTGCCAAAGCAGAGGGGTGAACGAAATGCACCGCAAGAATTCAAGCCGAAAAGCAGGGGTGAACGAAATGCACTCCAGAAAACAGGCATGAATCAGGGGTGCAGCTGGCATGAATCTGGCATGAATCAGGGGTGCACACAGCGTGCAGACAATACTACTAAATCTATAGAAACAATAAAGACTATAGAGAGAGACCCGCGCGCGAAACCAACACCCATCCCAATCGACTGGAAACCCTCTGAGGAACACCGGGCGCTCGCCGACCGGTTCGGCATCGACTGCGACATCGAAGCCGACAAATTCCGCGACAGGGCCCTCGACTCGGGAGCCCGCTCGGCCGACTGGGATGCGAAATACCGCAACTGGCTCGTCAAAGGCAAGGAACGCGGATTCGCCACGCCAAAGGATTCCAACGCTGGCCGACGGTATACGTGGGCCAGCGAAGAGGTCAAACGCGTACTCGGCCCGATAGCCTGCGAAGGCACGGACACGTACATGGAGCTCGCATGCAAGGTCGCCGACCTGCTCAACCAGGGCGTGGACCCGGACATGCTGCGCCGTCAGCTCGCGAACGTGCCCGGCGACGTATTAGCCGAACAACTGTTCGAACAGAGGGCGGCGGCATGAACGCCATGACCATCGCACACATGGCCGGCGTCCTCACCTCGGCCATCCAGGCCGCGGACCGATTGGAACTCGACGCGCTCAACGACCCGGACGTCGACCTTGACCGTATACGCGATATCAAACGCGACTGCTCGACCTGCATCAGCCTGCTCGAACAAATCGGAAGGGAGCGACGATGAGCGACCGGCAATTCCAGGAATCGAAACGCATCGCCTTGCAACGCCAGAGCTGGCATTGCATGCGTTGCGGACGCAACCTGCACGACCCGAGCGTCTGGCCGGGCAGGAGCGGCCACCACCGGCAGTTGCGCCGACGAGCCAACCCGACCATGCGCGACCTGCCGTGCAACATCGTCGAACTGTGCGGGTCCGGCACGACCGGCTGTCATGGTTGGGCGCACGCTCATCCGGCCGAGGCGGAACGGTTCGGCTACATCATCCCGAGCTGGCGTGATCCGCTCAACGCGCCGATACGCGACTGGAACGGCGACTGGTGGTGGCTGCTGGATGACGGCACGGCGCAACGGCTCACTCAAATCGAGATCATCGAATGGCAAAGCAATTGGAAGGAAGAATCATGAGGAAACAGGACGAAGACCTGAACGTGAAGCCGGAGGCGCTGCTCTGGCTCGACTTCGAAACGACCGGCACGGACAGGAATGACAGTCTGCCGTTGGAGGTCGGCATGGAATGCACCGACGTGCTGGGCGAACATTCGTATGGATCCCTGCATCGCATCATCAGACCGGACTATCTCGACCTGTTGGACATGAGCCCGGTCGCGTTCTCGATGCACACGGACAATGGATTGCTGTTCGAACTGCTGAACGGCTCCGACAGGAACGACTGCGTGGAAGCGGTCGCGAACGCCGCGGAGGAGTATCTCGACTCCCTGTCGCAACGCTTCATGCTGGTTCCGGCCGGAACGAACGTGGACTTCGACATCGACTTCCTCAAACGACTCGACCTGAACCCGGACAGGTGGCTGTCCTACCGCAAGTTCGACCTGACCACGCTCCGCCGCTACCTGCGGTTCATCGACTGTCCCGAGGATCCGTACAAGGGGCATGCCGGTTCGCACAGGGTGCGTGATTGCATCCGTCGTGACATCTCCGACTATCGGTGGTACCGCAAGCTCCTGAAGGGAGCATGGTGATGACCGTGGCCGCCATGATGCTCCTGTGCGTGGCCGTCCTGGTCGCTTGGATCGGAGGCAGGCCATGACGGTCCAGACGCATATGGCGTGGCAGTACCGGAATCCCGCCGACCTGATCGGCCGGCGATGCATCGCGCTCACCGGCATGGATGTCACGTTGGACGGCCCGTTGGATCTGATTCGGTTGAGTCCGGTCCACGCGGTCCTGAAATACCGGGGCATCGGCCTGCATGTCATCGACTGCGACCTGCGCCACCATACGAACAAAACCTCGGACGGCATCCGCGCCGTCGTCATCACGGAAGGCAAACCATGAAAAACACCATATCGCATGCCAGGAAATGGCATAGGACCAGTCCATGCCCCTACTGCGGCACGAGGAAACCAAGCATCGAACCATACGCCCGGATCATCGGAGCCACGATGCACTGCATCTGGATCGCCAAATGCCGTGGATGTCCGAACGCCGTCTGGATCACCACCCAGGACGACAGCATCAAAACCGCGATCCGCGGATGGAACCGATACGCCAACGGCGAATGGCGCAAACACTAGGAGGAAACAAAATGAGAAAGACAACACGCATCACACTCGCCATCACCGTCATATGCATGGCGCTCGCCGGATGCGGAAGCGCGTCGGAGCCTTCAACGCCAGCGCATGAGGTCAGGTCCATCGAATCGCAGTGCTCCCAGGACGAAGACGGAGACTTTCGTGAATGCGTCATCACCCTGACCGACAAGAGGAAAGTGGACTGCGTCGTCTACTCGGACTACAAGCAGGGCGGCCTGTCATGCGACTGGAGCCATGTGAGCGGAGCCGACAAGGAGCCGGCAAGATGAGCTACCAGGAAATCCATGAGCTGTTCGTCGTCTGCGACGAGTGCCACACAAGACTTTCCGTCTATGACGCGACCTACGAGGACGCCGACAACGAGGCCGCCGACCACGGCTGGCAATGCGACGAGCTCCAAGGCAGGCACTACTGCCCGCGCCACTGGCACGTCGAATGCCATGACTGCGACATCACCGACAGTGGAGCGCCGGACGAACTGGAAGCCGCGGGATGGCACATCGACCGAGATTATCCATGCGACAGCCTCTGTCCGAACCACCGCCATCTCGCATGCCGCGAATGCCGCAAGTGGGACGTCGGACCGCTGCACCGGCTCGAATACGAGGGATGGCAGGTAAATGCAGACGATTTCAAGAAGAGCCTCTGCCCGGAATGCGTAAAAAACAAGAAGGAAACGAAATGAAAGTGAAGAAAGTCCTCATAGACATGATCGTCAAATGGCATCAGGCCGGATACAGCCTCGATGAGATCTCGCCACTGATGCCGCAAGTCCCCAAAGAGGAAATCAAAGCGATCATCCAACACACCCGCGAATAACAAGAAACCCGACCTTCCGGCCGGGCTCCTGGCATCACCACAAACCAGACTACACCCGCCGGAGGGAATCGAACAAATGAACGAACAAAACAACGAATCCCAACCAACACCAAACCAGACACAACCACCACAAAACAAGCCAGCGCTCGCCGGCATGTGCCGAGTGTGCGGCGGGGAGTGCCGTATCCAGGCCACGATGTGCGACAAGTGCGAGACCGCTTTGAGGGGATGGATCCACGACTATCCGTCATGGATCCAAGCCCTGCGCGAGTTCCTGGATTCGACGGCGCATTACGGAGGCCACCAGCCTGGACGTGTCAACCTGCAGTCCGCGCCCACGCCGATCAGACTCTCGGTCGTTGACCATCTGCAGGAGATTGAGGATGCGGTGACGGCGTTGTGGTGTCGATTGTATGCGCCGCCGGCCATGCCATGGGCCACAAGCATCGCGGTCCCGTCCATCGTCGACATGCTCAAGGCATGCTGGTCATGCCAGCGGTTGAACCGACTGCCGGACATCGGTTTGATCTGGCATGACTGGGAGCGGTTGGTGCGCAAGACGCTGGCCATCATCGACGTGCCACCATCCAGGCACGGCATCGGCAGGTGCCTGAATCCTTTGTGTGGAGTGGAGCTGAGTGCGGAGGTCGGCGCGGTGAGCGTTGATTGTCCGGTGTGCGGCAACGCTTATCGCGTGGTCGATGTGCGATTGGGTTTCCTGCGGGAGTGCATCGAATCGGGCAGGGCGTTCACGGCGGGGGAGTGTGCTGAGTTGCTGCGCGAATGCGGGTTCCAGTGCAATGCGAATACGATTCGCTCGTGGCGTAAGCGTGGCAGGCTTCAGCCGGTCGGTGAAAACGATAAGGGACGGCCATTGTACAGGCTTTCGGACGTGCATCGGCAGGTGCTGCGGCGCGATTCGATTTGACAAAATCGAAAGTGCAACGCAGAATTGTCAGTGGATTAGAGGGTTCAAACCGAGGTGACTTGGTTTGAACCCTTTTCATATCCGCCATGGATTCTCCTAACTCCCTGTGTTGCAGTCCCGTCCTGTCCGAACGGCATATCGGACACGCTCCGCCCACTCCCGTCAGAGTGGGCATACCTCAATGTGGCAGGCAAGCCAATCCCGTGCTTCCGTGATGCGGTGATGCTCAAATCCGCCTGCCGGTATGCCTTCGTAGGAATCAGTGGTAGATCGTACCGGCCGCGAGTCTTTATTGGATTCGCTTCCTTGTGGCCGCGTGTGGACGCGGGTTCGAATCCCGCCGAAGGCACCCATGAAACAAACCCGGGGTAGGGGTATTGACAATCCGGGAGTGGCATTCGCAGATGATGGGGAGCCCCTACAAGACACGGGAGTGTCCATATACGGGAGCCCCTATACCGGCATTCCAGCAAGCCAACGGCGAAGATAATCATTGATGCATCCATGACACCCCGGGGCTCATACATGTGGGGAGGCCACATGAGCAAGCGGCGTAACGAGCGTGTCAGCAACGGCTGGCGGCGCAGACAGCTCAGGGCAAGAGTGCTGGCCGCATACGACGTGTGTGCCATCTGTGGCAAGCCAGTCGACAAGACATTGAAGACACCACATCCGATGAGCGCCGAAGTCGACGAGCTCGTACCGGTCTCACGTGGCGGTGATCCATACAGCTTCACTAACTGCAGGCTCACGCACCGCAGATGCAACAGGTTCAAGAGCGACAAGACAGACGAACACGCACGAGCGCTGCTGGCTGGCAGACAGGAAGTGAAAGCAAGCTCGATGCCGTTCAAAACGTTCGGCATCTGACTCCGATACCAGGGCGGGGACCCCGGGTATGCCCCCTCCTGGTCGCCTCGGGTGCAGTGCCGATATTTCCCCCGGAATTCAAACGTCGGAAACAGGGGAAACGACGAAAGGTCGGAAAGCGGAGGTGGACGCCATGAAGTGCGAACTCTGCGGCAAGGAATTCCGGCCTTCCGGCCACGGGCGGCCGCAACGGTACTGCTCCAAATCCTGCCGTCAGAAAGCCGATTATCGTCGGAAAAAGAACAGGCCCGCACAGGACTGGAACAGTAAGCCACCCGTCAAAGTCGTGGAAACGAAACAGAAGCCGGAGCAGGACCTCGACCAGCGGAGTTTCGAGAGAATGATGGACGGCAGCATGCTGGACATGCTGCGCGCCAACCGCGACCGACTGCAGAAGGCTATGGACGACACGTCCACACCGGCAAACGTACTACCCGCGATCAGCCGCCAGCTCATCGATGTATGCGAACGCATCGAATCACTCCAAGGCGGAGGTCTGACCGACCTGCTGGACGATGAGGAAGACGAGGTGACGGACGATGTCGGAGCGTCGATTGTCTGAAATCGCCAAGGTCCTCCGCCAGCCGGAAGGCATCGTCGGCAGCGAGTTCACGCGAATCAACAAAGCCGCGCGCAAGGCCGGCATCCGTTTCGACTTGTGGCAGCAGGGTTTCTTGTGGCTTCTGTTCGCCAAGAACACGGAAGGCAAGTACGCGTGTGGCGCGGACGGCGCCGTGCTGTCCAGCTGCAGGCAGATCGGCAAGACCTTCACCGTCGGCACCGCGTTGTTCCTCAAGGCGATACTCACGCCGAACCTGAAGGCCATCTGGACCGCCCACCACACGCGCACCAGCGACGAGACGTTCGCGGACATGTGCGAGATGGAACACAACCCGATGCTCGGCAGGTACGTGGAACGCATCCGCAGGGCGAACGGCCAGCAGGAGATCACGTTCACGTCCGGCAGCCGCATCATGTTCGGCGCCCGAGAGAACGGTTTCGGCCGAGGCCTGCACAGCGTGGACGTGGCCGTTTTCGACGAGGCGCAGATCCTCACCGTGCGCGCGATGGACAACATGATCCCCGTCCTGAACACGAGCCCGAACCCGTTGGTCGTGTACATGGGCAATCCACCCAAGCCAGGAGACCAGTGCGAGGCGTTCACGGAGAAGCGCATGCACGCGCTGAACCATGACGGGAACCTCCTCTACGTGGAGCTTGCCGCCGACAAGGACGCGGATCCGGACGACCGCGAACAGTGGGCTAAAGCGAATCCCAGCTATCCGAGACGTACCAGTGAACAGGCAATCATACGCATGCGCAACAACCTGTCCGACGATTCGTTCCGCCGTGAGGCGCTCGGCATCTGGGATGAGACTGTCACCGCATACGCCATCGACCCCGACCAGTGGAAGGCCGCGGCCGTCGATGACGTGCCCGAAGGCGGCACGGTGAGCTTCGGCCTCGACATGCCGCCCGACAGGAGCGTGCTGACCATCGGCGCCGCATTGCGGTACGAGGACGGGTCGGCCGTCATCCAGATGGCGAACATCAAGGACGCGCGCCAGGCGGGAACCATGTGGGCCGTTGACTGGCTCGCCGAACGCTGGCCGAAGACCGCAAGCGTGGTCATCGACGCGCAGTCGCCCGCCATGAGCCTGCTGCCCGAACTGAAGAAGGCGCACGTGAAGGTCACGGTCACGAACATGCAGGAGATGGGCCGCGCATGCGGACGGTTCCTCGACATGCTCAAGGCCGGAACGCTCAGGCACCCGCGGGACGAATACCAGCCGCAGCTGGCCGCCGCCGTCAAGGGCGCGACCACGCGGCCGTTGGGGCAGTCCGGCGCGATCGCCTGGAACAAACTCGGCTCGGATATCGACATAACGCCGCTCGTATCAACCACGCTCGCCCTGTACGGCGCGTTCACCACGAAGCGGCATCCCGGAAGGCGACAGGAGGTGATGGTCTGATGGTGTTCTACATGGCCGACGGCACCACAATCAGCACAGCGCCAAAATTCACCGGCAGCAGCTACCTCGACACAGCGAGCGGCAACGTCGGCACCATCCTCGGCATCGACGACGAGGACATGCCTATCATCCACGAACTGCTGCGCGTCTGGCGCGAGAAATACCCGCGCAACCTGATCCGCGGAGCCTACTACGACTGCAAGGAACGGTTCAAGGACTTCGGCATCTCCATCCCCGACCAGATCAAGAACAAGGTCGAGGCGATGATCGGATGGCCCGAACTGGCCGTCCGATCGTTGAGCGACCTGAGCGACCTGGAAGGATTCAGCATCTCCGGCGACGACACGATGGGCATCAACGACCTGTTCGAGGACAACCAGCTGGATGTCACCACGTCCGAACTGATCGTATCCTCATACAAGCACTCATGCAGCTTCCTGACCATCGCCGCAGACCCGGAGGATCCGGAACGAATCAGCATGATCCCCCGTTCCGCCGACTGGTCCGCGGGAATCTGGGACAGGCGCAACCACCGCCTGGCCGCCGCGCTGACCATCACCGAGGATGACAAGGACGGACGGATCTGCTCGTTCAACGTATGGCTCCCCGGCAAGGTCTACGAATGCTCAGGGCGCCCACTGCCATGGCGCGCGGAGAAAATCGAAACGAACTTCGACCAGCCGACGGTCGTCGCGCTCGCCTACGACAGGCAGATGGACCGCCCGTTCGGCCACAGCCGCATCAGCCGTTCGCTCATGAGCCTCGTGGACGCCGGATTCCGCACCATGGTCCGCATGGAGGCATCGGCCGAATTCTACTCCGTTCCCAAACTCTGGTTCATCGGCGCGAACAAGGACGCGTTCAGCAGCAACACGTGGAAGAGCCTCATCCAGGCGATCAACGCCATCAGCGCCGACGAGGACGGCAACCTGCCCCAACTACAGCAGGTGCAGCAGGCGTCCATGGCACCCCATTCGGACATGCTCAAGACCATGGCCATGCTCGTCGCCTCGCAGACCCGCGTGCCGGTCGACTACCTGGGCATCACACTGGACAATCCGACCAGTGCCGAGGCGATGGCATCAGCGGAACGACGCCTGACCCGCATCGCCGACAAGCAGAACGTGGCCTTCGGACGCGAACTCAAACGCGCCATGGGCATCGCCGTGGCACTGCGCGAAGGCACGAACTCGATACCCGACTCCATGCGCGACGTACACCCGGTATGGGCCCCCACGAAGGAGATCTCCGACGCGGCGCGCGCCGACGCGTTCACGAAGATCGCCGACAAGGTCACCGGCTACGCCGACTCCGACGTCGGACTCGAACGACTCGGCCTGAGCCGTGAGGAAATCACCCGCTTACGCGCCGACCAGCAACGCCAGCGCGCTAAGGAACAGATCGATCAGCTAAAGGCTCGCCTGGCATCGGCCGGCGGCGAGGAGGTTCAGGATGGAACTCAACAGCCTGAACATACCGGAGACGAACAGGAGAGATCTTCAACGGCTGCTTGACCAAGCCTATGCGGGATACGTCGCCGACCTTGATGCATTGGCAGACGAAGCGGCTGACGCTATCGAGGCGCAGTACCGCTCCAACCCGTTGTTCATGCGCGATGTGGTCGAGGACTACTCGAGACAGTCCGCGCAGCTGGCTGACGATTATTTCAGCCAGCTACGCGCTATATGGGCCGAGCAGTCAGGAGTGGATCTGCCGGAGTTCGAACACCCGGATTTGCTTGATCCAAGCGAAGTCCTCTACCGCATGAACGGCGGTTTCTCCGGAACTGACTGGAATGGTCTCAACTACTCCGACCTCGTCGCCGGACGCAGCAATGCCGGATTGAGCGTGGACAGTCTGTGGCCGGAGTTGAAGACCATCGATGACTGGCAGCAGCTCATTGGTGACATGGTCAGCACATCCGCCAGGCTTATGACCATGCGTGACATGCATGCCGACCCCACAAAACCAAAATGGGCGCGCGTGCCACGAGGCAGCGATCCATGCGCGTTCTGCGTCATGCTCGCCACCCGTGGCTTCGAATACCTCAGTGAAGAGACGGCCGACTTCGGCCCCACCTTCCACAATGGCCACTGTCACTGTGATGTCATCAGCAGCTGGGGAAGGCAGAAGCTCAAAGGCTTCGACCCCGACGGCATGAGTGAACGCTGGGAACAATGCAAGACGGCCATCGAGCATCGTCTTACCCACGACGAATACCTGAGAACCCGCAGTTCGCCGGACCAGAAGTTCGGCAACTGGAAACGCAACCAGATACTCGCCGAGATGCGCTGGCGCGACCGAGAATGGCTCCACAGCGGCGCAGAGCCACTGATCAGCTTCCCAAGTGATGGGATGCGTGAGGAAACCGAGAAGGCAAGACCGCAGGAGATACGAACGGCCCAGAGACTGCGCAGACATGGAATCGTCCCGGCCTTTCAGATCGACCATCGTGAAGCGAAGGATCCAGACACTGGGCGTATGCTCCTGATCGGCTTGTCTGATTTGGAAGGCGGCATCGAGCTCAAGACGCCTCAATCAGCAGACAAATTCCGCACTATCGACGGATATATGGGCAGCGCGTCAAAAAAGCCGGATTGCAGACGGCTGATCATCGACAATTCCGAAAACGACAACATGAGCGATGAGGAACTCATCGGAAACATCATGAAAAGTCATCGTTTCAAGAATGGGATCGTATACATCCTGAACAAAAAAGGACAGTTGCTGAGAATCAAGTAAGCGCCGCTGAAACTACCAAAAAGGGCGGTAACAAGGGCGCTTACATATCCATTCTATCACCTTTTGGTGGATTGCCGGAGCAGACGAACGGACCCGACTGTAAATCGGGCGCATTTTGCCACGCGGGTGCGAATCCCGCATCCACCACTCAACCGGCCCTCCGGCCGGCGGCGACCATGCGCCGCATCGCGTGGGAGGACCATACAGCGCACCGTGGCGCGGTCGAACTCGAATCCACGGGAAACAGCAAGAAGGAGCACGACATGTTCAACAGATTCCGATTCCCGGCCCGTATCCGTCTCATCGACGGCGGTTCCGGCGAAGGCGGTTCCGGTGAAGGCAACGAGCCCGAACCGAAATCGTTCACCCAGGAGCAGGTCGACCAGATCGTCGAGAGAAGACTGGCCAAGGAGCGCGGCAAGTACAAGGACTACGACGAGCTCAAATCCAAGGCCATGAGACTCGACGAGATGGAGAACGCGGGCAAGAGCGAGCTCGACAAGCTCAAGGAATCGAACGCCGCCCTGCGCAAGCAGATCGACGATGCCGCTGCCGAGAAGCAGCACGCCGAATGGGTGTCCGAAGTCGCCAAAGACAAGGGCGTCCCGGCCGAACTGCTCCGCGGAAGCACCAAGGACGAGCTCGAAGCGCACGCGGACCTCCTGCAAGCGGCACTGCATCCGGCATCCAAGCCGCCGCAGGTGAGGAACCAGACGGGCTCTCCGTCACATCAGAACAACAGCAAGGACGCCGAAGAGCTCTCGTACATCCACCAGCTCCTCGGCAGATAACCCAACCGACCGAAAGGACAAGCCATCATGGCGATGAAAACAGACCAGATCAAGCTCCCCGTGAGCGTGGCCACCGAAATCGTGAACAAGGCCAAGGACACCAGCACCATCGCGTCCCTGAGCCCCAGCACGCCGCAGATCTTCTCCGACGCCGACTACCTCGTGTTCGACGGCAAGAGCGAAGCCGAGGTCGTGGCCGAGGGCGCCGTCAAGGGCAGCTACGAGCAGACCGTGGATTCCGTCGTGGCGAAACGCTTCAAAGTGCAGACCACCACCCGCGTCACCAGCGAACTCCAGTGGGCGGACGAGGACAACCAGCTGCAGATCATCCGCAGCATCCAAGCGGATCAGGCAGCCGCTTTGGGTCGTGCGCTCGACTACGTGATCTACCATGCGATCAACCCGAAGGCTGGCACCGCGCTTTCCGGATTCAACCCGTTGAGCACGTCCGCCGTGCAGGTGACCGCCGGCGATGACGACATCAGCAACGTGGATGCCTTGGCCGACGCGCTGAACGACTCCTACGACATCAACGGCGTGGCATTGTCCAAGACGTGGGCGTCCCGTCTGCGCAAGCTGCGCGTGCCCTCCACCGGCATGCGCTTCTACCCGGAGATCCCGCTGAACCTGCAGGCCGGCAGCTTGGACGGCATCACCGCCGCGACCTCCGGCACCGTCAACGGGCGACTGGCCTCGACCCCGACGAAGGTGCTCGCGTTCATGGGAGACTTCAGCCTCATCAAGTGGGGCATGGTCCGCGACCTGACCAGCGAGATTATCGCCTACGGCGATCCGGACCAGACCGGCGTGGACCTGAAGGCCCACAACCAGATCGCATACCGCACCGAGGCGATGTACGCGTTCGCCGTCATCGACCCGCACGCATTCGCGGTACTCAAAACCAAGTGAGGTGAACTATGAGTTTTCCCATCCAGACGCTTGTGATCAACCCCGCAGGCGAGGAAAAGCACACTGTCGGCCCGTTGGACGCGCAGGTGCGGCTTGTCAACACTGACGGCACCGCCTTCTCCGCCGGTTCCGGTGCCTACGAACTGCCGGAGGCCGGCAAGGACACCCTCGGCGGCATCAAGCAGTTCGCGCCCAAACAGACGATTGGCAACGTTGACGGCAACATCGTCAAGGCCGCCGCAGCCGCTCCGACCAAGGATGAATTCGACAAGCTCGTCACGGCTTTCAATACTTTGGCGAAACAGTTCGATGACACTATCACCGGCCTCGCGGCCTCCGGGGTGATCAAGCTGCCGGACAAGAAGTGACCATGACGGACGAACCGGACATGTTCGCCACCTCCGACGATCTCGAACGGAGGTGGCACAAGCTCACCGACGAGGAACGTCAGAAAGCCGACACGCATCTCGCGGACGTGACCGACTACATCAAGGAACGCTCCCCGAACTGGCGGCGGCTCCTCGACGAACGGCCACGACTGTTGACGAAGATCACCTGCGACATCGTCCGCAGGATCATGCAGGCCGACCCGTACGACATTCCCGGCGGCATCACGCAGATGAACCAGACCACCGGCAGCTTCAGCGAACAATACAGTTTCGGAGCGCCCACCGGCGACCTCTGGCTGCGCGACGACGAGAAACGCATCCTCGGCATCAACGCGCAACGCGCGTTCAGCGTCGACATGGCAACGGGGGAGACGTCCTAGTGGAAACCATCGAAATCTGGCGCGGCCAGCCCACCACCGACACGGACGGCAACCCCATCCAAGGCAAGCCCGTCCCCGTCGGCACATTCCAGGCGCTGGTCGAACCAAACTCCACCACCGACCAGACCGAGGAAAACGCCAATCCACAAACCATCGAATACACGATCCGTATCCGCGGCAGCCAGCCGACAGGCATCCAAACCACCGACCTGATCAAAGTCAGAGGCATCCTCCTGCCCGTCAAAGGCAAACCGCAAGTGTGGAACAACATCCACGGACGCCACATCGGCGACGTCATCACCGTAGGCGAACGGAAAGGATAAGCATGGCCAAACGATGCAGATTCGTATTCAACCGCAAGGCATTCAGCCAACAGGTGCTGAAGAACGAGACGCTGCGCTCGCGCATGCGTGACTCGGCCAACGAGGCCGTCACCGACAGCCGCTGCATGGTGCGCGACCATAACGGCGCGAACCGCAGCGGCGTGGCGATCATCTGCCCGGCACCGGTGGAGAAGGCGCACGGCACGCTAGAGGACACGCTCGGAAGGATGCGCGTATGAGCATCCCGGTCACTCCCCGGCGCACGGAACCCCTGCTCCTGCCCAAACTGAGGACACTGTTCCCGGACGTGACGTTCGACACCATCGAACGAAGCGACCTCGAACCTCCCTTCACCGAAGCCACTCTGGCCGACTCCATGCAAGGCATGAGCACCCCAATCTCGCAGTACGTGCGGCTGCGGCTGAGTGTGCGATGCATGAGAGAGGACCATACGGGCGACTGGGACAAGGCCGCACGACTGTGGGCCGACATCGCGAGGGAGATCATCGGGCTCGGAAACGTCGCGCCGCTCATCGACGCGTCACTCGAATCCGGGCCGGTACGCATGACTGACGAGGACAAGAGACTGGTGTGCGCGTACGGCGTGCTCCTGCTCGAGGTCACCGTCAACTGAAACACAACCAAAGACAACGTGCCGCCACACGCGAAGAACGGAAAGGTGCAGACGAATGTCTGACAACAACGAAAAAACCACCGTCGCCGCGCAGGGCGCGACCGACTACGGGTACGTGTCCAGCGGCAACACCGCAGGCAACGTGCGCCTGATCAAGAACTACGCGCTGTTCCTGTTCCCCAAGGGCGACAGCACGTTCGTGGCTCCGACCGGAGTGGCCTGGACCCCGCCGGCAAGCAAGAAGCCAATCGGCTACTCCACGGAGGACGGCGCCGTACTGCATCCGGAACCGGGCGACAGCACCGACTACAAGGCCCACAACGGCGACATCGTGCTGTCCGACACGGATCCGGGCTACTGGACCCTGCAGCTCGCCGCCATGGAGGGCCGCAAGGATGTGGTGTCGGCCTACTTCGACGTGGACATCGAAACGGACGGCGGCATCAGCATCAAGGGCGCCGGCCTGAAGAAGGAGTGGATCCTCGTGCTGGTCGCGCTCGACCAGCAGGACCGTCCGTTCCTCCTGTACGGCACCAACGCGAAGGTGAGCGACCGTGACGACGTGAGCCTGAAATCCAGCGAGATCATGAACTTCAGCATGACGTTCAAGATGCTCAAGGGCGACAACGGCGAGCAGTTCCACGCATGGGGCCTCGTCACCGACTCATCCAAGTGAGTCCATTGATTCTTCCCGTGCGGACGATGGCGGTCGGACGCACGGGATCCCTTTCACTAACCGCCACCGAACGAACGGAGCCAACATGAGCGACAAAGAATACCATGTCGTGAACGTAAACCTGGACGACGCGGAGGAACTCAAACCCGACGTGCACCTCGAGGTCGCCGGCGTCAAACTCGACCTGCCGAACCTCAACAACGCGGAACTGCCCATCGAACTCGTCCAGGCCATCCTCCTGGTCAAGAGCAAGCCCGCATTGTCCGACGAGGAAAACATGGCCTGCGTGAGCACGTTCCTCGCATACTTCCAGACGATGCAGCCGAACTTCTGGAACGTGCTGCGCAAGACCAAACGTCCGATGGCCTACCTCACCGCGACCATCAAGGCGTGGGCCGACGAATCCGGACTGGACCCAAAAGCGTTTACCTCGCCCAGCTCTGGAACACCCACCGCGCGGCGTTAGCCTACGACTGGATCCGAGCGTACGGGCAGATCTACAGGCCCGTACGCTTCGCCGAATGGCTTGAAGGCCAACGTCCACGAACCGACTGGGGTCTCGCCTGGGCGTTGACCCGCGAAATCCTCAAGGACCATACGAGCCACTCGTGGATGGCGTTGCAGAACGCCGTCTACGCGCCCGACGGAGCCGAACAGGCGGTCTGGACGCTGTCCGGACAACGCAAACGCCCATGGTTCGACCACGAGCACGACCCGCTCCGCCCACCAACCCCGACGCACAACCTCACCCGCCGTCAACGCGAGGACAGGGAACGGCTCAAAGCCTACTTCCACATCAACGACGACCTCTGACTCCGACCGCCATCGGAATCCCAACCTACGAATAAGGAAACACGATGGCAGCACAGGACATAGGCGTCGCATACGTCCACGTCGAACCATCCGGCAAAGGATTCGGCAAAAGCATCGAAGGCGACATCGGCGACGCCGTCAACAACGCCTCCAAGAAAAGCTCCAACACCCTCATCTCGAAAATCGGCGGAGCATTCGGCAAAATCGGCAAGGTCGGCACAGGCGCGATCGCCACCCTCGCCGGCGGCATCACCGCATTGGCCGCCAAAGGCGGCTTCACCCGCGCCCTCAACATCGAGAACGCGCAAGCCAAACTCAAAGGCCTCGGCCACGACAGCGCGAGCGTCACCGAAATCATGAACGACGCGCTCGCATCCGTCAAGGGCACCGCGTTCGGATTGGGCGACGCCGCGACCGTCGCGGCCAGCCTGTCCGCCTCCGGCATCAAGGAAGGCGACCAGCTCACCAAGATCCTCAAGACCGTGGCCGACACCGCGCAGATCAGCGGCAGAAGCCTCACTGACATCGGCATGATCTTCGGTTCCGTCGCCGCCCGAGGCAAACTCCAGGGCGACGACATGCTCCAGCTCATGTCGAGCGGCATCCCAGTCCTCCAAATGCTCGGCAAGCATCTGAACAAGACCAGCGCCGAAGTGTCCGACATGGTCTCGGACGGCAAAATCGACTTCCAAACCTTCGCCGACGCCATGCAGGAAGGCCTAGGCGGCGCCGCACTATCCGCAGGCACCACATTCACCGGCGCCCTGGCCAACGTGAAAGCCGCGTTGAGCCGACTCGGAGAAACAGCCGCCACACCAGTCCTCGACGGCTTACGCGGCCTGTTCAACCAAGCCATCCCACTCATCGATACATTCACCGCAGCCGTCACACCAACCCTGCAAAAAGTCGGAGCGGCACTCCAACAAGGTCTCGAGAACGCGATACCCGCCACACAGGCGAAACTCAAAAACCTTGGCGACACGATCTCCAACATCCCCGGCTTCCAGATGCTCGCCTCGGCGACGGCCAGCCTCAAAAGCCAACTCACTGGCCTCTGGAACGCAATCACATCACTCATAGGCGGACTCAACAATGGCGGCGAAGCCGCCACAATGTTCTCCACAACCGCCGGCGCGCTCGCGGGAGTGGTCGCTTCGGTCGCGCAGGCGTTGTCGAACGCGGCGGGATGGGCGAAGACGTTCGTCAACACGTTCATCGAGACGGGCGCGTTGCAGCCGTTCCTTGAAAGCCTGACCGGCGTCATCTCCGGATTGGGCTCGCTGGTTTCCGTATTGGCGGCCGCGGTCTCGCAGGCCTTCGGCTTCAACGACAGCGCGCGCACCGCCAGTTCCGCGGCGCAGAGCTTCGCCGGACTGTTGAACACTTTGACCGGCGTGCTCATGACGGTGGGAGGCTGGCTGCAGTCGGTCGGACAGTGGGCGCAGCAGAACGGCGCACTGGTATCCGGCGCGTTGAAAGCCATCACCATTGCATTGCTCGCGGTCAAAGGCTGGGATATCGTCTCGGCCGGGCTGAAGACAGTTTCCGGTGGACTGAAGGCCATTTCCGCGACTGCCTCCGGTGTGGAGAAGACCGCTACGGCCACGTTCGATTTGATTGGCAAGATCTCCGACGCGGGAAGCGCGGCTGGAGCACTGAAGCAACTCGCCGGCTCGTTCAATATTGTCAAGGCAGCTCAATCGGCGTGGAGCGCGGTGACCAAGGCTGCTACCGCCGTGCAGCTGGCATTCAGCGCTGCCTTGGATGCGAATCCGATCGGCATGCTTGTCGTGGCCATCGGCGCGGTCGTGGCCGCGCTGACATGGTTCTTCACCCAAACCGAAACGGGCAAACGACTCTGGAACAGCTTCGCCACATGGTTCATGGGAATCTGGAACCAGATCAGCACCGCATGCCAGCCAATCCTGCAAGCCATCGCCATATTCATCACCCAGACCATGAGCCAAATCCAACAAATCTGGCAAACCGGATGGACACTCATCACCACCGTCCTCCAAAACGTCTGGAACACGATCGGCCCCATCATCATGACCGCGCTCACCGCGATCATCATCGGCATCCAAACATTCATCACCACCATCACACCACTCCTGCAAGCAGGAATACAGAACATCCAAACCATCTTCCAAACCGCCGTCACAATCATCAGCACGGTCTGGAACGGACTCTGGAACACCATATCCACCGTCGTACAAGGCGCATGGACCATCATCGCCACAGTCATCAGCACCGCACTCGCCGTCATCCAAGGCATCATCCAACTGGCGCTCGCGGTCGTCAACGGGAACTGGAGCGCCGCGTGGTCGGCCATCCAGGGCATCGTGTCGGCAGTGTGGGGCGGCATCCAAGGCGTCGTCTCCGCCGGCATCGGCATGGTCAGCGGAGTGGTATCCGCCGCATGCTCGACAATCCGGAGCGTGTGGGCCGCGTTGTGGAATGGCGTCGGAAGCATTGTGTCGAGCGTCTGGGGCGGCATCGTCGGCACCGTAAGCAACATGGTTGGCCGTGTCGGGAGCGTCGTGAGCGGGATCGGCGGAACCGTCCGGAGCGCGGTGTCCGGCGCGGGAAGCTGGCTCGTCAGCGCGGGACGCAACATCATCCAGGGATTGATCAACGGCATCACAGGAATGGTCGGCTCGTTGTATTCCAGCATCACCAACGCGTTGTCGGGCTTGGTGGACAAGGCCAAGAACGCTTTGGGCATCCACTCGCCGTCGCGTGTGTTCCGCGACGAGGTCGGCGTGATGGTCGGACGTGGCATGGCATTGGGCATCGACGATTCCGCGCATGTGGTCAGCCGTTCCATGGATTCGCTCGTCTCCACGATGAGCCTCTCCGACGCGGACTGGTCGAAGACCGGCAGGCTGAACGTCACGGCCGGCACCGGCGCCAATGCCGGCGACGGCGATCTGCGGGAACTCATCGCGGCCGTCGAATCGCTGCACGACGACCTCGGATCGATCATCGCCCGATACACGCCGACGATAGGGGACCGCGACTTCGCAAGGAAGGTGAAAAGTGCAATCGCTTGAATACGTGTGCGCCGCCACAGGTGAGCGCATCGGCTTCGAGGGGCCGCTGTACGGCGAGACGCTCACGGGACTGCGAGCCCGCGTCTGGGACTACAGCCTCGCCTCACGTGGCATGACGGGCATCACCCGCAAGGCACGCGAGGCGACAGTCACCGTGAAGATCCACGATTCTCCGGCCACGCTCGACCTACTGCGCCGCCTCGCGGACGCCGACATGGCATCCGGGAACCCGGGCACGCTCGTGGCCGACGGCGAATGGGAAGCCAAAGCGTGGATCACGAAAAGCGAACCGCAATCCATCACGCCCACGATGGTCGAGACGCAGTTGACCATCGTGCTGGCCGATGGCGTGTGGCGCCGTCCGACCATGACGCATTTCACGCCGCGATACGATTCCGGAACCGCCGACCTTGACTATCCATATGATTATCCGCATGATTTCGCCGGCATGGCATTGGGTGCCGAGATCGTCAACGACACGTCCATCCCGCAGCCGGTCAAGCTCACGATATTCGGACCATGCGCGCAACCGTACGTCATCATCGGAAACAACCGGTACGAGGTCGACGTGACCGTGCCATCCGGCTCGCGTCTGGAAATCGACGGCACCGGCGATGTCAGGACCGTCACCATGGTCAGCGGCACAGGTCTCGTCACAAACTGCTTCGCGCAGGCCGTGCGAGGGTCGGGCAAGGATTCCGGCCGGTACGTGTTCCAACCGCTCGCGCCCGGAACACAGCCGATCAGCTGGCCGGGAGGATTCCAATTCGACTTGACGGTCTGCGAGGAAAGGAGCGAACCGCCATGGACCTGATCGTCACCGACGCCACAGGCAAACCCGTGGCGAGCCACGCCTCATACACGCTCGACCTCGCGTTCGGTAGCGGGGAGAACGACTTCGACCTGCAGGTCGAAGACGCCGCGCTCAAGGCGGGGAGCCGCATCATGATCGACGGCACCGAGTACGGCGGCATCATCGACGACACGGATGTCGACGTGGACGGAGGCCTGTCCACCGTCACATGGCATGGCCGCGACTGGCATGGAGTGCTCGCCTCGAAGATCATCGAACCGGACAGGAACAACGATTACCTCACCCTGTCCGGCACGATTCCCGTCATTATGCGCACGCTCGTCAGCCGTGCGGGATTGCAAGGCCTGTTCACCGTCACCGACGAAAGCGCCGACCACAAGACCACCTGCCAGTTCGACCGGTACGTGGACCTGTACAGCGGTCTGGTCAAGATGCTCAGGGCAAGCGGACTCAAACTCCGGTTGCGTAATGACGGCGACAAGGTATCCATGAGCGCCATGCCCGTCCGCACGATCGGCGACAGCATCGACTCGGACCTCATCGACTTCACCGCCAAACAGGCGGCGCACCCGATCAACCATCTCATCTGCCTGGGCAAGGGCGAACTCAAGGACCGTACCGTCATCCACTGGTACGCCGACGCGAACGGCACGTTCAGCCACACGCAGACCCTCAAAGGCCTTGACGAACGCACCGCCACATACGAGTTGTCCAACGCCGAAGACGACGAGCTCGAGGACAAGGGCAGGCAGAAATTCCAGGAGCTTCGGAACACTAGCACCATCGACGTGGACATTCCCGACGGCATCGACGCGGACGTTGGCGACCTGGTCACGGGTCGTGACAACAACACGGGCCTCGTCGTCACTGCCGAGATCTCCAAGAAGATCGTCAAGGTTTCGGGAGGCGTGCTCACCGTCACCTACGAATCCGGAGGTGCCAGCGCCGGCGGCAACAGCGGAGAATCCTCCATCGGGGATGGTGGCCACGCCTACTACGCTGGAGCCGGCCTCAAACTCGACGCCTGGACGTTCAGCGCCGACGTGACCAGAAACGACATCGACTCGCTCAACAACGCATTGTCGGGTAAACAGCCGAAAGGCGACTACATCACCGGCCTGAAAATCGGTTCGGTGGACACGCTCGCCCCCGGTGCACAGGCAAGCGCGTCGCTTACGGGCGCCGGCAGCGACAAAACCTTGAATTTGGGGCTTCCGAAAGGCGACCAGGGTCCGCAAGGGGAGAAGGGCGACAAGGGCGACGCAGGACCACAGGGGGCCACCGGAGCGACCGGACCCACCGGTCCTCGGGGAGAGAAAGGAGCGATCGGGGAGCGAGGGCCGCAAGGCGTCGCCGGTCCCGAAGGCCCGCAGGGACTGCAGGGGATACGCGGCGAGAAAGGCGATAAGGGTGATGCCGGCGCGATCGGCGCGGCGGGACCGCAAGGCCCGACGGGTTCCACAGGTCCGCAGGGTCCCACGGGTCCACAGGGAGCGACCGGCCCCCAGGGCAGACAAGGCATCCAAGGTTCCCAAGGCATCCAGGGCCCGCAAGGGGAGAAGGGTGACAAGGGCGACAGCGGCGTATCCGCCCCCTCGAACGGCTTCTTCACGCTCAGCATGGAAGGCGACGGCGACCTGTACGTGAACTATCCGGACAACACGAACCCACCCTCGTTCGTCTGGGACTCCGAGAGCGGGAACCTGTACGTGGACATCCCGGAAAGGTGACACATGGCGCGACTATTGATCGGCAACATCAAAGGCCCCAAAGGTGACAAGGGCGATACCGGGGCCACCGGCCCGCAAGGCAAGCAAGGAGCGCAGGGCGTTCAGGGAGCTAAAGGCGACGTCGGCCTTCCGGCGCTCGTGATGAAGAAATCCCTCGTCGGCGAATATCCGGTGGGATCCACTTTCACGGGGAACGTGAGCGAATGGTTGAACCGAACACCACTCGCCAACGAATATTCGACCGCATTGTCAGGTGGCGGAAAATACAGCATCGTCTGGCAGTGCGTTTCACAGTCCGGCAGCCTATTCACGGGAAAGACGATTTCCCGTCAATCCATCATCGGAACGCAAGGCCCTGCCGGACCGCAAGGTCCAAAAGGTGACGTCGGCCCACAAGGCGTGAAGGGCGATACCGGCGAGACCGGGCCTAAAGGAGCCACTGGAGCTGCCGGCCCTACCGGCCCGCAAGGTCCTGAAGGGCTGAAAGGTGACAAGGGTGATAAAGGCGATGTCGGACCCGCCGGAGAAGGAGGCCCTACCGGCCCGCAAGGTCCGAAAGGCGACACCGGCCCTGCCGGACCTACCGGAGCAACAGGCCCCACCGGGCCGCAAGGCAAGCAGGGAATACAAGGTGCGCAGGGACTGCAGGGCCCACAGGGACCGACAGGACCGCAGGGTGCCAGCGGCGTGACGGCGCCAACTTCCGGATTCTTCACACTGCAGGTCGACCCGAACGGAGACCTGTACGCCGTGTACGCGGATACGGCCACCGTGTTAGAGGCTCCCGTCTCCTACGATCCGGCGACGGGCGACCTGTACTACATGATCAATGACGGAAAGTAAGGAGCGCATATGACGAAGATTCTGCTCGGCAATGTCAAAGGCCCCAAGGGCGATACCGGACCGCAAGGCAAGCAGGGAGTGCAAGGACCGCAAGGCCCGACCGGGGCCACCGGAGCGACCGGCGCCACCGGGGCGAAGGGTCCAACGGGAGCCACTGGGCCACGAGGACTGAGCCTACGGAAATTCAATGGCGACATCAGCGGTTCGGGTGCGGGCGGAGAAGTGAGAAAAATTGCCCTATCTGGTATTCAGCCAAATGGAAACCTGCAGGTCGGAGACACCATTTTTGACCAATATCAAAGCGCAGATGGTCTTGAACTTGGGTTCTGGCAGGTCACCGCCATCAACGGTAGCGATGTGACTGTCAAAGGCGTCGGTAGCTACGTCGTGCACAAAGGGCCGAAGGGTGACAAGGGAGACAACGGCATGAGCGTGAGCCAGGCATTCATCGCCGCCCACCCCGTGGGCTCCCTTTACTGGACCACTTCCACGGCCAATCCGGGAACAACCTACGGAGGCACTTGGAAGGAATGCGGCACGACGCTTCCGGGACACATCTACCAGCGCACAGCCTGAAAGAGAAAGGAACATCAATGGCACGAACCACGAACATCACCAGATACACCTGCGACCGATGCCACGCCTCCGCATACCTCGCCGACGGTGACCCACGCACCTCCAGCGACTGGCACGACATCACCCACACCACCGTCGACGGAGTCGCACAGGGCGCGCTCGTCTGTACCGCATGCTGGCAGACGTTCAAAGCGCTGGCAGCCACGCAGGACGCCGCCTACGCCGCATACCTCAACAACACAACAGATAGGAAGGAATGACCATGACCATGAATCTCATCACCGGCAAGGCCGGCGCTCCGCACATCACATCCAGCGACCAAGGAGCCATGCAGGCCGGACTGGTCGGAAACGGCAACTACCTGCTGCAAGGCGGCGACGGCAAATTCCCCGCCGTGACCATGCAGTCAGCAAACAAGGCGCTCATCCCGGTCCTCAACCTTGTGATCGAAGGACGATACGCACGCGTCACCGCGGCGGAAACCGTCACCATCGAAAGCGGAGTCACAGGACGGCACCGCAACGACCTAATCTGCGTGAAATACACGCGAGACTCGAACAACATCGAAACGATCGCGCTCGCGGTGCTGAAGGGCACCGCCACCAGTGGCACGGCGGCTGACCCCACGGTACCGTCGGGTAGTATCCTGAACAATTCCGGCACCGTATGGATTCCGATCGCCCGCATTCCAATCAGTGACGTCACCGCCGGAACTCCTGTCATGCTTGTCAAGCAGTTGCCTCCGATGAGCCAGCTGTGGGATTCCGTAACCCAGCCATGGAAACCTCCATACACGAACAGCAGACTCACTCTATGTCGCGTCGGACGCATCGT